ACCGCGCTCCCCGGCCCCCCCCCCCCACGCGGCACCGGGTACCCTTCGCTATGCGTCTCCCCTATCCCCCTATTTGTATAGTAGCCTAATAGTTGCAATACACTGTATTATGTATATATAAATATATATTTTTCTTTATATATAGGGGGATTATATAGGGGATAGAGTAGGGGATAGAGTTGTTTGCAGCTCTCCCCCTATTTGTCAATCAATAGTCAACAAAGTAGAACAAAGGAGCAAATCATGTGTGACGACTGTGTGAAGCTGCAAAAGCAAATAGGACACGCTAACAACTACAATGTTGTTGTGCTAGATGAGCTAGGCAAACTCTGCAAAGTAGCTGGTATCAAAAGCAAGAACGTTGCGAAGCTAGACGCTATTGCTGTGGTCAAGGAAGTAACGGCTTCTTACAAGAAAGTACTAGACTCTGCAATTGAGAAGGCTGTAACTGACCATGAAGAAGGCGAGTGTGCAGCGAAGATAGCTGCGCTCCCTGAAGCGTGGCAAGAAAGCTTTGACTGGATTGAGCAAACAGAGTACGAACCTGCGGACATCGACCGCTTGACTGAGCTATTAGAGCTGATCGGATTCACGCCACATCGTTTGCAGTTTGTGCTAACATCGGCAGACATGGCGCACGCGCTACAGCGCTGCTAATTGTGGACAAAAAGGAGCAAACAATAATGAGTGATAAAGTGAAATGCAAACTGTGTTCTTGCACAGGTGTGGACAACACTGTGCTGTGTAGGGAGCACTTAGACGGCTTCCAGTTTGCGTGTAAGATGCTGCGCAGTAGCTCGCAAATGATGCCAGCTAACTGGCTCAACAAACACGTGCAACAGAAAGGCGAAGACAATGGCAAAAGCAAGTAGAGACAAAGGCAGGACTCTGACTATGACGATTGACATTCCACTTCCTGAAGGGAAGCTTACCTACGCTAAGCTTGTGGCTGCTTTCGACGAATCAGCTAAACGCACGTCGAAGCTATTGCTTGAGATGGCAGAGGAGTTACTAAATGGGCAAGATGGCACGCGATAAAGGCGCACGCGGCGAGCGTGAAGTAATCGACCTATTACAGCCGATTGTGGACATTGCCTACCAGGCTGCGGGCCTTGAGCCACCCAAGCTCAAAAGAACGTCCAGCACGCAAGCTGATGGCGGTGGGTGCGATGTGCACGGGCTTGACTGGCTCGCCTTGGAAGTCAAACGTTGCGAATCCGTGCACGTCGATGCGTGGTGGCGGCAGTGTTGCCAGCAAGCAAAGCAAGGGCAATTGCCTGTGTTGCTGTATAGACAGAATAAACGTCCTTGGATGGCGCGGCTAATTGTACAGATAGCCGTTGTAAACACAGACGCAGTTGTTGACATGTCAATAGTAGGCTTTGTCGCTTACTTTTCGGGATGCTTGCGACTACAACTTGCAACACGAAAGGAAGGCTAGCTAAATGAGAACATGTAGCAACTGCGGACAACCAGCCGGCTATCACAAGCAGGTGTGTAAAGCTTGCGGAACACGTTTGCCGAATGCGTACGGCAATCGACATTGCCGCACAGAAAGCGGTGAGAAGCGCGCAAAGGCACAGACACGAATGCTTGAAGGTATGCGCGGGCCCGCTTGCGTGTGCGGATTGCGTGGGCACCACGAATGCACGCGTACCGAGGAGTGGAAGCGAGAGACGCTGTCACGGCTGGCGATGCGGCAACTGTGAGGGCGCATAATTGCTGGCAATGCACTTCCGGCTTTCCGCACGGAATAGTTGAGGCTGACTATCAAGCGTGTGTCGAAATGCTAGAGCAGTCGGCGGACTGGGCAACAGACCAAGTCATTGCTTTGGATTCGACTACGCGGAATCTGTAGATTTGACGGCGCGCCTGCTGCCGGCGTACACTCGTGGGTTGTATGCCACGACGGACAGTCAATCAGCGCATGCGCCTACCTCGCAAAGATGGCGGGGTAGCGCCGCAGGTGCGCGCGCAGCTAGATCGCTTCGTCGAGGGGCTTTTGATGGGACTCGGTAGCACGCAGGCAGCAGTATTTGCCGGCGTAGCGTCGAAGTCTGCGGCTCGTACCGGGCAGAAATACAGGACCGATGCCTACGTTCGCGAACGCTTCACGAAGCTGCGGGAAAAGCTGACGAAGGACGAAATTTGTTCGTTCACCGATCTTGCCTTGAACGTAAAGTCTATGGCGTTTGACGAAGCCGAGGTAGTGTCCACCACGCGCGGGCGCTATGGAAAGCAAATCGAGATACGCGAGTCAACAAGCAAGACGGCGCGCATTGCTGCGTCTGCGCTGCTTGCGAAGCTCATGGGGCACGAAGCGCCGACGAAGGTGTCAGCGACGGTCAACGGTGGCGTGCTCCTGCTGCCTGTCGCTGACAGCATGGAAGCGTGGGAAAGTCAAGCAGTAGCTGCACAAGCGGCGTTGCAGAAAGAAGTCGAGCAAGATGCAAGCCGTTGAAAATAAGTTGACAAACGGATCCGTTGGTAAGCCTGTGCTTTGGGGTGAGCAACTAGGCCCGTGCATCGGCTTGCCTGTTTGCATAGTCATCGATCCTGCGCAGTTCTACTCATGGTGGAAGCTTTCACTGCGTGAGCGGATCGCTGTGCTACTTGGAAAGCCAATTCGGCTGTGCATTGCGGGCAATCGGCATCCGGCCGTTTCTCTGGACGTTACCGCATGCTAACCGATGAAGAACTTGACGAAGCTTGCGCTATCCTCATCGAGCATGAAGGGCTTGTGCCTTGGCTCTATTGTGATCTTCGCGGCTTTGTCACTGTCGGCGTGGGCGACAAAGTCACGCCCGCTTCTGTGCTGACTACGCCCCTCACGCACTTGGTTGACGGAAGTCCAGCAAACAGCGAGGAGAAAGCAAGCGCATTTATTCGCGTGCAGAACTTCTTCACAAAAGGATTGACAGCGCAGGCCTATCGTGCTGTCAGCGACCTTCGGCTTGACTACGTATTTTGTAGGCGACGACTCGCGTGTAGAGTCAAGAATGAGTTTGTGCCTGCAATTGAGAAGCAGTGTCCGCAGTTTGCAGTCTTCCCGGTCGAGGCGAAGCTTGTTCTTGTGGACATCGCTTACAACGTCGGGATAGCAGGCTTCGCTACTTTTGTGCAGCTAATTGAAGACTGCAATAGTCTGCAATTTGGAGCAGCAGCACAGCAGGTGCACACAGCAAAGGAAGGTGAGGATCCGCGCAACCCTGAAACGTGGGGCGCGCGCAATATGTGGCGACACGATACGATGCTGTCAGCGTCGAGGGTTAGTTAGGTGGATACGTTCGGCTATATAGAGCAGCTATCTGACGCTGAACAAGCCGAGTTCGATGCACTCGACAAGACGCCGCTTCCGGCTGTGTTGCTGAAAAAGTATCGCACTGCCGCGTCGGTTGGCTGGACCGAGGATTACGTTGCAAAACACTCAAGATGGTGTCCAGCACAGCGAATGCTTCGCAGAATGATGATCGTTGCTCTGATTCTGTTGGGCGCGGGTTTAGTGTTCAACGTGGGTGCCGCAATTGTGGCGCGAACGGTGTTCGAGCGCGCGATTGATCAGGCTGTTGACAAAGCACTTCACGCACACAATGTTCCGCACACTGAAGCGGACAAAGTGCTGAACACATCAATTGCGCAGGTAGATCAATGATCTGGCTGTTTCTCGCGTTGTTGTGTTTTCTGTGCGCGTTCGGAATCGCTATTGTGCTGTGGCTGTTTCATACTTATACAATCGCGCGTCGATTGGTGAGTCGTAGCGAGCAGCGCAAGGCTGGCGTAGTTGCACACAAATCAAGTACAACGGCCACAACTGAAGTTATTAGGCCACGTAAAGGCGTCGGCTATACACAAGGCGATAAGTAGACCACAACAACGAAAGGATCAACATGATCGACACACGACCAATCAGGCAGGGAATTCAAACACTACTCGGACTCGCAATGATCATTGCACCTATCGCAATGGCGGTGCCTTTCGATTGGCGTGCGCTTGTTGTCGCCACGCTCGGCGGCATCATGACGTTGCTCACGAATCCGCGCCTCGTGCCCGGCTTGTCCTATGCGATGCCTGCTGCGGGTAGCTCGGCTGTGCTGCCGTCTGCGCGCGACGCTAGCAAGGGCGCTGTCAACGGCTGGCTACTCGCGGTACTAGCGGGCGTCGGGCTCGGGCTGTGCGTGATGTTCGCTTGGACTTCGCGGGCGCACGCCCAGACGGTCGAACCGGTTACCCCCCAACTCGGAGGCGTCGCCTACTGCGACCCACTGACCGGCGCTTGCAAGCTCACCTGGCAGCCGGCGGGGATGGTGACGGTTCTCCAGCGCAACCTATCCACAGGCAACACCGAGCGTCTGGCCCTCGCCGTTGGTTACAGCGTCGTCTGGCACGGCTCGATTGATCTCGGCGTCGCTGCCTACGGCGGCGTTGGCTTGTCGCAGTCGCAGCCGGACGCCCCCCAAGGGGACATCATGTTTCAGCTTGGCGGAATCGGCGCGATCGGCTTCGGCGTCGAGACGTACAGCGCGGGCGGGGCTCGCGTCTACCAGGGTCTGTTCAACCTGGCGATCAACTATAACGTGGGAGGCTCGCCTGGCTACGTGCAAAAGGCGGCGGCGTCGGCGGTGCGGGAAGATCGGAAGTTGCAGTCGGCAAAGGCGGCACAGTGACCACGCGCGCACTTGGGTGGAAAGCCCCGACGCTTGAACAGCAGATCTTCGCGCTTCGTGGTGCGCATCCCGAGGCGGGGGATAGCATCCTTGCCAATATCAAGGCCGCACCGTCGAGTGACTTGTCGGCGCTGACGTGCGACATCGACCAGCTGGCGTTAGGGAGCTGCACCGCCAACGGCATCGCTCAAGGTGTGTTCGTCGCCGAGATGGTGGCGGGGCTACCCGCAGCCGTGCTGGCGCGCTTATGGCTTTACTACATGGAGCGCGCGCTAGAAGACACCATCACTCAGGACGCAGGGGCGAACATCGGCGACGGCTACCGCATCCTAGCCGGCAAGGGCATACCGCCCGAGTCGGCCTACCCGTACCTGATCGAGAAATTCGCGCACGACCCGGGCCCCGCCGTCGACCGCTTGGCGTTCGATTCCAAGGGCGCGTTGGGCGTGAACTATCACCCGATCTCGACTGGCGCGACGCTGATCAGCGACGTCGAGAAGGCGCTCACTGCCCGAATGGCCGTGACGTTCGGATGCTCAGTCAGCGAGGAGTTCTGCTCGACGATGCCAAGCGGAACGGTGCGGGCACCAAAGTCGCAGGCAGACGTGGCGGGTGGGCACTGTATGTGCGTCGTGGGGCATGACCACGCGGGGAAGCGGCTCCTCGTAAAGAATTCTTGGGGCCGCGATTGGCACGACCCGTCCGCGCCCGCGGGCTGCTTTTGGATGGCGTACTCCTATTTCACCGATCCGAATTTCGGCGCCTCGGATTGTTGGTGTGTCCTCGTGGTGCCGAAAGGAATCGTACAATGAAGACCATCGCCATGATTCTAGCTCTCACACTCGCCGGTTGCGCGACCACGCAGCCTTGCCCGGTCGACGTGAAGCCGTGCCCAAAGCCCGTGACGGCGAATTGCTCGACGGCATGTCTTCACGGGAAGAACTTGGGTTGCGAGTGGGCGACGCCTTCTCTGATGGGCGGGACATGTCTGCAAATCTGCAACAACGCCGCGCTGACTGTGCCTTGGAATGTGCGGGAGCTTACAGCGGCCGTCACATGCGATTGATCCGGCGCTTCTCTTGCTGGTTTCTTGGGCATCGTCTGCCCGCTGGGCATTGTGCGCCCGAGCGCTGCGCACACTGTCCTTTTCGCTGTCCACATTGTAGGGGCTGCTAGCGTATGATTGAGCATCTTTGCTGTGAAGTTCCAGCGCGTGATCACCAGCATCAACGGCGCTATAAGCTAGCCACGCTTGTCCCTTATCTTTGGCGTAAGCCTGATCGCTGTCCGCGTTGGCTTCCAAAACTGAGACATAATTGGCTGCGTTGGAAGCCCGTCGCTACTGTACTTCCGACTGACGATCTCGTGCGCTACGTTCGCCGAGGGCGACAATGCAACAAATAGTCGCCTGGAAACCGCTAGGAACCGTCGCCGTGCAAGACAGCGACGGCGCTTGGCGTTTGCAAATCAAGCGAGTTACTGGGCAATTGCTGGCTATTCAGTGCCAGTGCAACCACGTATTTTTCCACGGTGCGCGTGGGCGCGGCTCAACTGAAGCACAGTTGATGGCCTACCGTCGCTACGTCGGCGCGGGCTACGGCTCACACTGGCGCGGCGTTGTGTTTGACCGCGAGTACAAGAACCTGGACGACTTGGTGGCCAAGTCACATCGCTTGTTCAACGGGCGCGGTGACGGCGCCGAGTTTCTCGCAAGTCGCAGCGACTACAAGTGGCGCTGGCCGACTGGCGAGGAGTTGATGATTCGCCAGATCAAGAAGGAAGCCGACTACTGGCTTTACCACGGCCAAGAATTCCCCTTCATCGGCTGGAATGAGCTGCCAAAGTATCCAACGCCTTCACTGTACGATGCAATGGGAAGCTGCAACAGAAGCGGCTTCACTTCAGCAGAGCACTACGAACGCACGGGCGTGATGCTGCCGCCTATTCCTTTGCTAGTGTTCGCCACGGGCAACCCGTTTGGACCGGGGCACACGTGGGTTAAGAAACGGTTCATCGACTGCGCGCCGCCAGGGAAGATCACATACACGACTACGCTAGTCTTCAATCCGCAGACGCAACAACGCGAGCCTGTGACAACGTCACAGGTTGCGATCTTCGGTAGCTGGCGTGAGAATGAGCATCTAGATCCGCAGTACGTTGCGGGTCTTGAGCGCATGACCGACAAGGATAAGCAAAAGGCTTGGCGCGACGGCAATTGGAACATTCTTGGGGGAGGCAGCTACGCAATAGGCGACTTGTGGCGTGACAGTGTCCACGTTAAGCCGCGCTTTCGCGTGCCCGTCGGCTGTATTGTGTATCGCGCTCTTGACTGGGGAACTACTAAGCCTTTCTCAGTCGGGTGGTGGATGAAAGCTAACGGCGAAGATATCAAAAGGCTTGACGGCTCTGTGTGGTGTCCGCAGCCTAACAGTCTTGTGCGGATCGCTGAGTGGTATGGAAGTGAAGACGTAGGCACCAACGTTGGCTTGCGCTTGACAGGCGGTGCAGCCGGTCGTGGCATTGCCGAACGCGAACAAGCATTGCTCGCAAACGGTTGGATCTCTAGTCCTGTTTGGGCAGGGCCTGCTGATAACAACATATTCAATACAGGTGACAACCTTGCTGTTGACTCTATTGCTAAGCAAATGGAGGTTTCAGGCATAACCTGGGAACGCGCAAACAAGTCGCCAGGCTCGCGCAAGCTCGGATTAGACGTGATACGCACGCGCCTTGAGAATTCTCTTCGCGGTGAAGGTCCCGGCTTGTACTACACGGACAACTGCCGCGCAGCTATTACGCTAAATCCAACACTTCCGCGCGACGAAGAGAAAACCGACGAAGTAGACACCGAATGCGAAGACCACTTGCATGATGAAGAACGCTACATGGCGCTTGCAAGCGGCGACGTGCTAGCAACTTCAATTGACATTCAATTTGCGAGGTAATCCGATGGCATCCGCGAACGTAACAGCTAACTATGTGCTTCCTGAAGTCGTGTATCGTCGGCAAGACTGGCAATTGATTGAAGATTGCCTTGCAGGCGAGCGCGCGATTAAGCTGCGTGACTTTAGCCACATGAGTCTTCAAAGTAGCAACACGAATGACATCTACATTCCAGGCAGCAACAGTAACACGATTCGAGCGCGAGGGACTACGTACTTGCCTATGCCGAATCCAGACGATACGTCACTAGAAAATGTCAAGCGCTATCAGCAGTATGTGATGCGCGCAGTGTTCTACAACGTTGCAAAGCGCACACATTCAGGATTGACCGCGTTAGCCTTTGTGGACAAGCCAGTAGTTGCGATTCCGTCGGGCCTGCAACTGTTACTAAGAGACGTCAACGGCGCGGGCTTGGCACTTGAGCAGCAACTTCGCGAGACACTAGACGGCGTTGCAGCGCATGGCCGTTACGGACTGTTTGTAGACTTCCCACCTGTTGAGAAGCCAGTCAGTCAAAGCGAGATCGCAGGATCAACTACGCTGCGCCCGATCATTCGCACGTACAAGCCGTGGGATATTATCAACTGGGATGAGGTTGTGGTGGGTGCTCGCAAAGTGCCGTCGCTTGTCGTGCTTGCTGAGCGCTACACGCAACGTGCTGACGACGGCTTTACTGTCGAAGTTGGTAATCAGTGGCGCGTGCTGCGCCTTACTGCCGACGGCTACACGGTTACAGTGTACAAAGAAGCCGTCGGCAAAGGCACTGATAGCGAGGTGACATACTTTCCAAAGGATAAGTCGGGAAAACCACTAGAGGAGATTCCCTTCATCGCTTGCGGCGCGACAAACAACGATCTTTGCATCGACGATCCGCCGATGCTCGATATTGCCACAATGAACCTCGCGCACTACCGCAATAGTGCCGACTACGAAGAGTCGGTCTTTATGTGCGGTCAGCCGACGCCTACGTTGACGGGCATGACCAAAGATTGGTGGGAGAACGTCCTTAACAAGACGGTGCGCCTTGGCTCGCGCTCTGCCGTGCCGCTGCCGCCACAATCTGAGCTAAAGCTTATCCAGGCAGAGCCGAACAGCCTTGTGCGCGAGGCGATGCAAGACAAAGAACGCCAGATGGTATCGCTTGGCGCGCGTCTCATTCAGACAAAGCAGGTACAGCGCACAGCAACCGAGGCGAAGATTGAAACGGCCAGTGAAATGTCAATACTCACTATGTGCTCAAGCAATGTTGCTGCTGCATACGTGAAATGCTTACAGTGGGCTGGCTTGTTTGCAGGCGTACAAGAAGCGTCGAAGATCGAATTGCATCCCAATTCAGCGCTTGAGCACTTGACATCGAATGACGAGCGCGCGGCATTGATCGCGGACTTGCAAGCCGGTACGCTTTCATTCACCGAAGTACGCAACGAACTGCGCAGCGCTGGCCTTGCGACAGAAGACGACGCCACAGTGAAGGCTGCAAAAGACGCGAAAGACGCAGCAACGGCTAAGGCCGCGAAAGACGCACTTGCGGCGAAAGTTGACAAACCGGGTTCTGTTCCGGCAATGATGCCTAGTCCGAAGTGATACCAAAGGAGGCTCCGATGTTGAAAGCAGTTATCGACAAATTGGAAGACGCAGCAGAGGCCGTTCGCGGCGAATACAAACAAGGCGATGGCGGCAAGTTCTATCTTGACGTCACGGGGTTTGAAGAAGGCACGGGTCACCCTGCCGTGGGCGAACTCGTGCGCGCAAAGAAGCGCGAGGCCGATGAAGCGACAGCACAGAAGGCGACGGCGGCGAAGTTCAAGATTGAATTGGACGAAGCGAAAGAAGCGCTCCACAAGCGCCTGCAGGGCAAGGTCGACAAAAGCGACCTTGAAGCGCTCGACAAAAGTTATCTGCAAAAGCTGGCCGATGCCGACGCCGCAGGAAAACAGCGCGAAGGCTCGCTCAGTGCGAGCTTGCGCGAGGTGCTTGTAGATCGCGAAGCGCGTGCAATCGCTACAGGCATTGCGCTCGACACCAATGCAGCCGACTTGCTAGCGGAGTCCGTGCAGCGTCGTCTGACTGTGGAAATTACCACCGAAGGCAAGGCGGTTACTCGCGTGCTCGGGCTCGACGGCAAGCCGTCGGCGGCTTCACTGGAAGACCTGAAAAAAGAAATTGTTGCAACTCCCAAATATCATGCGCTACTATCAGGATCGAAAGCTAGCGGTAGCGGTGCTACTCCTGGCGGCTCTGGTAGCGGTGCTCCGAGCGGCAGCAAAAACAAGAATACTGCGACGATGTCACCATCCGAATTGGTGGCACACATCGACGCCAAGCACGCCGTCGGATAGCACACAGCACGTAGCCGTGTTTCCTCCGACGGATAACAACTCTCTCGGAGGAAACCATGGCCGCGAATGCTCTTGCATCACTTGCACTTTTTGAACAGTACGCGTACGAAGTTTCGACGGAAGTCATCGATCAACAGGTCGCACTGTTCAACGCCGCCTCGCGCGGCGCAATCGTCTTGCAGTCGGGAAACAACGAAAGCGATTTCAGCGAGCTTGCCAAGTACGCGCTGATCGCGAACTTGGTCGTTTCACGCAACGCCTACGACGATAGCGCTGTTTCAGCTGTCGACGTTGCGCGCTTGGTTGAGATCTCGGTCAAGTGCGCGTGGGGTACGCCGCCCGTGAATATCGATCAGCACCTGTGGACCTGGATTCAAAAGTCGCCTGCGGAAGCTGGCGCGTTCATCGGTCAACAGCTTGCCGTCGGTGTTATGCAACGCAAGCTGAATCTCGCGATTAGCGCGCTCGTCGCCGCGCTGACTAGCGTTGCTAGTACCAACGTGTTTGACAACACTGCCACGGGCGTACCTACGCTTACGGCGCTCAACACGGCTTCCGGGAAATTCGGCGACCGCTCACAGGCGCTTGTCGCCTGGATCATGCACAGCAAGTCGGTTCACGACTTGTACGCAGGCGCGATCACCGGATCGAACTACCTTTTCAAGTTTGGAGACGTGAACATCCGCGAGGATGGCTTCGGTCGCGTCCTTGTCGTGACGGACTCGCCTGCACTGGCGTATGTCTCGACGGGCAACAAGTACCGCAGCCTCGGACTCGTGCCTGGCGCCGCGCTGGTTGTGGACAACGCAGCCGATACGCGAGTCAACACGCAGACGAGCAACGGCCGCACGAACATTCACGACACCTATCAGGCGCAAGGATCGTTCAACCTTGGAATCAAAGGCTTCAAGTGGGACGTCGTCAACGGCGGCAAGTCGCCGAACGACGCCGCGCTTGCAGTGTCCACGAACTGGGATCAGGCTGCCACGTCCATCAAGGATTTGGCCGGCGTGATGCTTCTCTCCACCTAATTCATTCTGTCAGCTATTGGCGTGGCTTGCTCCTTTGCTGCGCCAATAGCTGACAATTTTACAAATAGGAGAAAGTCTCATGAAAACTGTCAGTAAAAAACTGTACTTCATCGCCGGCGTCGCGCCGACGGACGCAGAGCGCGCGGATGCTAAAGCGCTGGGAATTACGGCGTTGCGCCACGCTGAGCTTGCAGGCAACACGCACGTCGAGCCTTGCAACGTTGTTGCAGGCGCTGTGCCTAAGGCGTACTTGAGTGTCGAGGGCATTCAGGTTGTGAAGTCCGGCCCGACGGCGAACGAGAATCGCCGCTAAAGAGGTTTGCGCGTGTCACTGACGGTTGAAGATGGAAGCCTCCCGGACGCAGCTAATAGCTACGTTTCCGTCAGTGACACGCGCCTTTTTGCAGCCGCGCGCGGGATTACCTTACCGGGAACAGACGCGGCAGTGGAGGTGCTGCTTACCAAGGCACTTGACTATATCGAAGCGCTGCGCGCTGAATTTCAAGGGAATAAACTGTCGACCACGCAGTCGTTACAGTGGCCTCGCGTCGGCTGTGCGGTCGACGGCTTTCCTGTTGCGCAGAATGAGATCCCCGCTGTACTGCCAAAGGCACAAGCGCAGCTTGCTTGCGATGTTTACGCGCTCGGGACGCTCATGCCCACAGGCGACGGGCGTGTTGTCATCGAAGAACGCGTAGAAGGCGCTGTGGACACCAAGTACGCCGATCACGGCGACAACAACCCGCAGCCTCAGCTAACCGCCGCTCGACACTTGCTTGCGCCGCTGTTGCTTGGCGGCGAGTCGACCGGCTTTGGTATTTCGGTGCGTGTGTGAACTATTCGGCTCTAGCTTCGACTGCGCAGCGCCTGATACAGGACGCGGGGCGCACGATCACGATCAAGCGTTACGCGCCTTCACGCAACGGCAGCACAGGCTTGGTTGTGAAGGGAAGCGCAACCCTGACAGCAACGCCTTACGTAGTTGAATTGCCTGCTGCAAAAGGTTTGCGGATGTTCGAGTCTCAAATCAAAGCCGAGTCGCTTGTAATACAGCAACTTCGCTTCTTTGTGATTGAGGCTGTTGGCCAGACGTTCGCACCGTTACCACAAGACGAAGCCGAGATCGACGGCGCTGCGTGGCCAATCAAAGGTGTTAACGGCTGCACGCCTGCAACGGTGCCTCTCACCTACAATATCATGGTAGCTAAGTGAGTTTCGCGCTGGACATAGAGAAGTTTTCCAACGATGCGATTGCAGCCGTCGAGAATACGCGGCGCATCTTCATCGGCAATTTGTGCCTTCGGATCGTCGACCGCACGCCAGTGCTCAGCGGACACCTCAAAGGCAATTGGCAACCAAGCATCGGCGCAGCCGAGCAAGACGAAGTGCCGCGCGCATCGAAAGACGGCGCATTTGTCAAGCAACTCGTGCTAGACATGCTTGCAAAGCTGACAGGCGATGAAACCTTTTACCTCAGTAACAACGCGCCTTACGTGATTGTGATTGAGTACGAAGGTCACAGTAGCGTTAAGGCGCCCGAGGGCATGGTGCGGATCTCGCTCGCCGAAGTTGGCGCCTTGGTTAATGAAGCAATTCGAGACGGTGGTCTGTGAGTTTTGCAGCCGCACAACTCGCCGTCGAAGTGCGGTTAGCCACGCCGCTTGGCGGTTTGCTTGTGCAGTGGCCTAACGGCCCCACAATCAAGCCAGACGGCGCGGCCTACGCCGAAGTTTTCCACATGCCCGCTAACTCATTTGTGGATACACTCGGCGCGCACGGGCGGGACTTGCTTCCCGCCATTACACAGGTGAATCTTTACTATCCGCTCGAAAGCGGCAACAATCAATCAGCCGTCGACGTCGATATTTTTCGCACGTCGTTTGTTGCGGGGCAGTGGCTCAGTGAAGAGGGACAGGCGGTGCTTGTCCGCGCTTGTAGTCCGGGGCCATCGCGCCGCGATGGCAGCTATTTCAAATCAATAGTAAGCATTCAATGGGAAGCGCGCATATCGCGCTGAAAGGATCACAATGGCCACAGGTGCAGCGCGAAGAATGGGAATTATTGCAGAGGCGGCCTATGGGGCGGGCGCTGGCGCCGCGCCTGCGTTCGATACGATGCTTGTTCGTTCGGGCGGACCTAAGCTCGACACTGACACACTTGAAGACGACACAATACGCGGCGACTTTCAGCGCCAGGGCGTGCGCATCGGTGCGCGCAAGGGGACATTTGCAGTCAACGATTGGCTGCGCTATGGCGCGTACGATGCTTGGCTGGAAGCGCTACTAGGTGGTACGTGGGCGGCAAACGTGCTCAAAACGGGCATGACCCGTCGATCATTCGCGATTGAAGAGTATTTTGCCGATCTCGCAACGGCGGAAAACGAGTATCACGAATGGGATGGCTGCGAGTTTTCTAGCCTTGACATCAAGGTGGCCAACAATCAGCTAGTAGCGGCTGATTTCGGTGGCGTCTGTCGCAACCTGACGCCGTCGACGTCTGCAATTGCAAGTTCTACTTACAACGCCGCAAGCACCAATCAGCCGTTCAGCTTCAAGGATGCGAGCTTCACCGCCGACGGTAGTTCGCTCGGCATCATCACGTCATGGAGCCTGAAGATTGATCGCGGCTTGTCGCCTCGCTACGTTGCGAACGGTATCTATTCGCTGCGTCCGGACAGCAAGGTGGTTAAGGTCAACGGCAGCATCGAAGTGTGGCTTGACGTCGGCGCTACAGCGCTGATCACGGCGCGGCTTGCTGAAACACAAAAAGCGCTCGGACTGTCGCTGCTCGATCTCGCAGGCAACACGCTTGCAATCAGTGTTCCCGCCTTGCGATTCACGTCGGGTTCTCCCGACGTAAAGGGTGACGGATCAATTCCTGTCATGTTCACCTTTGAAGCGTATTACGATAGCGTCACGTCGTCGCAGTTGACGATCACGCGCACGCCGCACGCGTAACTCGCACAAGCAAAGGGAGGCTTCCAATGCAAATCAAAGAACTATTCACGCGCACACGTCATAACGAAGGCGTGCGCGTAGATATCAAAAGCGAATCCGGCGTGGTGCTTGGCTGGCTTCGCGTTCGGGGCCTGGACTCGGACGCCTACCGAAGTGCGCACGACATCTTTAACCGCGAAATGGTGCGCTTTGCGGCGGCAGTGCGTGCCAAGGCCGATGCGCCGCTGTTGACTGCCACGCAAGCGGAGAAGGATGCGGCGGCGCTTGCGGAACGTGTGGCGCTTGTTGCTGATTGGAGCTTCGAGGATGCGTGCACGCCCGCCAATGTGACGACACTGCTGCAAGAGGCGCCTTTCATCAGCGACCAGATCTACTTTGCAGCGCATGACCGTGATCGTTTTTTAGAGACAGTCTCGCCCGCTTCTACCGCTGGGCAGAATACAAGCTCGGATGCGCAAAGCCCGCCACAGCAGGAGCAGGCCACACACTAGCGGCTTCAGTCGAGGCCTACCATGCACAGACGGGAAAACTACCGCCAGGCCACGCAGAGGCGCCCGAGCCGCCGCCCGAGCTGCTGTATTTGTGGACATTGTTCTGTGACTTGGCAACAGGCGCGGAGCTTACCTATAGCGAGATCGACGCTTGCGCTAGAGTAACCGGCAGACAGTTTGCAACGTGGGAAGCTGAGGCACTACACGCACTCGACAGATTGAGAAGGAAGATAACAAATGAGCCAATCAGCACACCTTGAAGTCGTAGTCACAAGCAGCGGCATCGTCAGTGCTGACAAGGATCTGAAGCAGCTTACGACTACTGCAAAGGAAACCGAGCGCGCGCAACAGCACATGGCTGCTGTCTTCGCTGAGGTGGCGTCGGCTGAGGAAAGAGCCGCCGCAAAAGCCGTCGCCGCTTCTGAGAAGCAAGCGGCAGCCGCCGCGAAAGCAGCAGCACGCGAGGCGGACGCGTGGAACGATGCCAAGCAAAAGGCAATCGCAGCGGCCGATAGAAAAGCCGAGGCGGCAGAGAAGTCAGCGCAGCGGCAGATTGCAGCGGCCGACAAAGCAGCGAAGCGCGAAGATGAGTTGTGGAACAATGCGATCCAACGCGCGAAAGCAGGCCTTGACGGCGTGCTGCCAATCCGCCCGTCATTGCAGCGAATCGAGGCGAAGCAGAACGAGTCCAGTGGCGCGGGCATGCTTGCTAGCGCAGGTTCAAGCGCTATGTCTTCCCTTGGCCTTGGTGTGCTTGCAGGCGGCGCGGCCGGCATTGCGGCGGCCGGTGTTGAGAAGCTGTTTTCGACTATTTCGGAAGGAACGAGCAAAGTAATCGAGGCTGCTGTTGAGATCAGCAATCTAAAAGCACGCATAACAGGCGTCACAGGCAGCGCCGAAAGCGCCAACGACAAGTTTGAAGAACTAGAATCAATGACCCTCGGCAAGTTGCCGTCGACCGTGCGCGAAGTTGCCGAGGCTTTCGTATTTCTAGGCAACACGGGGCTAAACAACTCGCGGGAAGCGCTGAAATCGTACAGCAACATAGCTGCGCAGACAGGCCACAGTCTTGGTGAGGTGTCTCACTCGGTGGAACTTGCGGCGCAAGGGAACTACCGTTCACTGCGCGAGTATGGAATCAAGGTCAAAGAAGAAGGCGACAATCTACAAGTCACCTTTCGCGGGCAAACTGAGACGATTGCACACGGCTCCGAAGCAATGGAAGCCTACATGCAACGGCTCGGCAATGTCGAGTTTGCCGGCGCTGTTGATCGCCAGATGGATACCATCGGAGGCGCCGTCAAGCGCACGCACGATGCGTGGGAAAAGCTGATTGATACGGTAGCCGAGTCGTCGCTTGGTTCGCTTATTCAGTCGACTGTTGGCGCGGGCGTGGGCGTGATCGACGCGATGACTGCGTCGGTTGATGCTCTGTTTGACAAAGTCCACAAAGGTGCGAGGGAGCTTGAAGCCGACCGCGCACGGCTTGCCGAGCAAGACAAGCTTGATAAGACGATGTCTGGTTGGGCGGATCCGTCGGCTTCGCGTTCGGAGATCGCGCAGCTTGCCGCACGCCTTGAGGCGCACGGGCAGTCAAATGCCGACAAGGCGCTCGCACAGTATGCAAAGAATGAGGCGCTGATTGCCAAGCTAGCAACGCTCGGCGAGTCCAGCGTAGGCGACATGACATTGGCGCAGGCACGTGCCGAGAATGAGAGGCAGTACCGTCGCGACAACGGTGGCGAGAAGACAAAGACGAGTGGCTACGAGCCGACAATTGCAAGCGGTCAACAGACTAATTATGCCGCCTACACAGCAATGGTTAGCAAGCAAGAATACGATCAATTGCTGATTGTGCGCGATTCGCTCAACAAGCAAGAAGACGCCGAACGCGCGAGCTATGAAAAGCGCCGCGAGTTTCTTGCGGCGTACACAGGCCCTGAC